TCCATATTCATCGCCTGACCCAATCCTGATGTGAGTTGTACTCACGTCGTCAGAGCTGTGCTCAAGAGGAAATATAATGCCTAACGCTGTTACCAATCCGAAACAAATCGAAGACCCTGAAAACGAGGGTCAGATGATCGACAATCCGGACTATGATTCCACCAAAAATGAAGATGGCTCGGATATCGAAGTTAAGGATGACCTTGCGCCAATTAAGGAAAAGCTTAATAGTGCGTACGGTGAGCGCGATCGACTGAAGTCTGAACTGGCAGAAGCCAAGAAGAAGATCCGTGATGCTGAACTCGAACAGTTGAAAAACGAGGGCAAGGAAAAAGAGCATTTCGAGGGTGTCATCGAAGATCTGAAGAAGGAGTCTTCGGATAAGGACGATGTCATCGCTGATCTGAAGGACCAAATCGTTGCGCTGACGCGTGACAACCAGGTTCAGAAGTATCTCTCGGGCTTCACGTTCAAGAACGATCGTGCTCAGAACCTCGCCGTCCAGACCGTAACCGACGACCTCGTCCAAGACGAAAAGGGTAAGTGGGTTGCGAAGAACGGAAAGTCAATCAAGGACTTCGTCAAGGAATTCGCCGAGGACGAGGACAATGAGTTCTTGTTCAAGCCCAAGGAAAATCGTGGCACTGGGAAACAGCCCGGCGCAAAGCCAGGAGAGAAGACTAATGCAGGTACGTCGTTGTTCGACCTCCCGCAGTCTGAAGTCCTGAGAATGGCAAGTGAGGGTAAACTCCCTGCACGCAAATAAGGTTACATAATTAATGCCAACTCCTTTCACTGATGGCGTGGGTAACAAGTATCTTCTGCAGAACACCATTGGTGCGTACGCGGACGAGGCTTATACCAACGTAAAGCGCCTCAACACTTCCGGTTTTGTCTCGCGCAACAGTTCGATTGACACCAACCAGGAAACCTTTATCGGTCAGATGCGCTGGCATACCCCGATGAACCCAATCATCAACATCGCCTCGCTGGTCGATCCCACGGACGGTATTCCGTCCAACTACGCCAGTGAGTTCCTGAAGTACATCAAGACCGCCCGCACGCAGGGCGCGTACAAGGTGAACCTCACGGAGCTGGTGACGGGTGAAGATGGTCTCAAGGTCATGGCTAAGGGCTTCGCCGAGAGCCGTCAGACCGACGAGCACAACATGATTCTGTCGATCCTCAAGGGCGTCGCAACTTCGGAAGCATTCCGCGGTGCAGCTTCGGTCGAAGGCGCAAGCCTCGGTCTGGGCGGTCAGACGTTCGACAACGAGCCGACCAATCGCAACTATGGCTTCTACGTTGACCTCGGCAATCAGCCGATCGTGTCGACGAATGGCATGGGCGCAAGCCGTATCCAGGGCTTCATCGAAGCAATTGGTATGGCATGGAAGGACTACGAGCCCGATTACGCTTATCTGGTCCTCGACCCGATGATGCTCGCCTCGTTCCGTTCGGCCAACCTGATCGACACCGATCGCATCACGGATGGCAATATCGACTTCGAGACGATCCTGAGCGGCAAGTTCCGCCTCGTCAAGAGTCGCGCCAACACTTCGTTCAGCCCGTCTGAGCTCGCGGCCATCAATGGTGGTTCGGGTGTGGACATCGTCGGCACTCGCACTTCGTTCGTCTGCCTTCCCGGCTCGATCGCTCTGGAGCCGCTGGCTGTTCCGAATCCGGTCGGTATCGACAACGACGAGTCTAGCTACCACGGTGGTGGCTCGACGGACGTCTGGTACCGTTGGGGCAACGTGGCTCATCCGGTCGGTTACGACTGGGTTGGTCCCGACAACAAGTTCCCGTCGGACGCAGACTACAAGGGTGTCATCGTCAACAACAGCAACATCGTGGTTCCGATCACGGATGCTTCTGTCACCGCGAACACCAACGAAGATACCACTGAGTCGGTGTGGCGTCGCAAGACCGCCAGCGCTCTCTCGATGGGCATCCTTCCCGTTTTCCACGGCTAATGAAATATGGCGATCCTCGTAACAGACTCAACGGTTGACGACGCGGACGCCTATTTCGCCACACGCTTGAACAGCGAAGCTTGGACGAGTAGTGACGATGTGCAACGTAAAGCTGCGCTCGTCACCGCCGCCAATCTGTTCAATGTCATGGAGTGGGATGGTCGTCCGGCGACACCCTACGCGGCGTTTCCGCGATTTCTATCAGGTGAGCGAGTGGCTCGTACGCCTTCGCAGATGCTTTATGCACTGTACGAACAGGCCATCCACTTGCTCGCCAACCCCGGCGTCTTGATCGAAGAAGAAACTGTTTCATCCATTGTGTTGGGCCCTATCCAGCTCAGTGAATTGACCTCCGTGGATTTAATCCCGAAGATCGTGAAACGTTACATCGCTCCGTTCACGTCAGGCAGCGGTTTATTTGGAGGCCCTCCGCTCTGGTGGAGAGCTAACTGATGACCGACTACGCCAAGTTAATTGACAAGCAGGTGACAAATGCTTTCAAGAAAACTCTTTCGCTTCAAGAGGAGGTGATCTTCAATCTGAAGAAGGGTGAAAGTTTCAATTTCGGAACTGGACAACCTTCTTTCGACAGTGAGACGCCCGTTCGGGTAAAAGTGCTGGTCATCAAGACGAGCACCAAAAATGAAGTAGTCAGGAAGCAGCTGCTTATGGAACGGATCCCAGATCTGGACGTCTACGACTCCGTCACGATGTCATCCGGTGAATGGAAAATCGGCGAGATACTGCAAGACACTGGTCACAACCAGATCGTCGAGGTGTCTCGTGGGTAAGTACGGTGATGGTTTGTTTGACGTATACCATGTATTCGACACTCAAGCTTACAAAGCGGAAAACATCAAGACGTTCCCGAGCAGCTTCGATGGCGATAAGGGAGCACCCCCATTCCTCCGGTTTACCGTCGTCCCAGGTGGACCGCCGCTAAATGCAGCTTCAACTTCCGGAGTATTGCTGGTAGAAATATTCACTGCCTGGGGCGCGGGTCCGACACCCGCCAATCAGATCGCAGATATTCTGGACAAACACCTACAGCGTAAAACTGTGGGAAAGACGCAGTTCTTTTTGAGCAGCGCCGACAAGCAAGAACGGGACAAGGAAGAAAAGACGCTCGCGCGTATGTTTTACTCGATCCCCTTCTCTCACTTTGGAGTTACCATTTAATGGCACATCTTAATTCGATTGGTGCCGGCATGTTCACGGATATGTCGATCGCCAGTCCCGCTACCGATCTGACTTCGGCTCAGATCGCCGCAATGACCACGGAGGCTCTCTTCGTGGCGGCTTTCGCGGCTGAAATTCCTGCCGTCAGTGGTGTGGAAGCAGCCGGTACGTTCATCCGCGTACAGAACATTCGCGAATTCCCGGCAATGGGTATTCCCGCGAATATCGTCAACGTACCTCGCTTCGGCGCTCGTACCTCCTCGCAGGTTCAGGGTCAGGCAGACGCACCGACGACCGAGATCACGCTCAACTACGTGGCTTCGGATTGGGCGAAGGGTGCTGCAGCCGTGCAGGTCCTCGGCAACATGGTCGGTGATGGTATCGTCCGCGCCTTCCGTTTCACCATTCTGAACAACGCTCCTGCGGCCTTCGGGTCTAAGGCAGCCGAACTCGGTACGGTTCCGAACACGGAATTCTACTTCCTGGGTAAGGTCGAAGCTCTGGTTTACAATCCTCAGCTCACCGACGCCAACCAGGCCACGCTGACCGTTTCGATGCTCAGCGAGCTGTACGGCGGTTTCACCGTCTAATCAAACCTGTGGGTGGTCTACGGATCACCCACACATTCAGGAATAATAAAATGGGTGATGTACCCTTCACGATGAGCCATGTGCTACGGCAGACCGCCAAGCACATTCGCAAGAGTATCGATATCAGTATCCGAAAGACCAACGCTCGCTGGCCAGAATTTGTCAACGATCCCGAGAAGTCCAAGGAAGTGATGATCACGTTAATGCGCCTGCACGACATGCGCAACAGTCTGGATGAATTTCAGAAGCTGTATTCGGAAGATTTTAAGGAAGTAAATCATGG